GTAACTGCTTGCCTATCTCATAGGTATAGCGTGGCGGTATTGCTTCCACCAATTCTCCCCAAATCATCCAGTCAATTCCCATCGCTTCACGCGCTTCCTCTATTGACTTAGCTGTGTGTCCCCCTTGCGGGATCTCATCACGCATAGATCCATAGATACCAACCGGTTTACCCTGTGTCTTATGGTCGCAGACAGACCCAATTATCTTGATACTGGACTCGAAGAGTCTATGTCTGCGTACCTTTAACCCGAAGGATGAACCGCAGAACTGAACCGGATCTACCAATGGAGCACCAGGAACATTCTCTATTACGTATGGCTTACCGGACTCGATCAAGGCTTGCCTTGTCTGAGGGATAAGGTCTACCTTGTCGGTTGATTTACCTTGAGCGTTTCTTAAATGCTTGGTGCGTGAATGAGTCTGGCAAGGTGGGCTTGCAGCTATTACATCAAAGGTGCGTAGGTAATCAAGATCCTTGATGATCTCAAGGCAGTCTGCTTGGATGAACTCATAGGGATATCGCTTCTGCTTCTTGATATCTATACCTACGACATCAAAGCCGGCATCTGCATAGCCCTTGCTCGCTCCTCCTGCCTTGCAATATAGATCAAGGAGTCTCATCAGTACCATCCTCTTCGGTCAGAGTGTCTAAGAGCGCTACACGCATCGCCTCTATAGCGATGACCAATGTATCGTATACCGTGAAGGATTTGTAGTTCAGGCGTTCGACTTCGTTCTCTAAGGAGTTGAGCAATTCCGTAAGCCGTTGATCTTGGGTTGTCTGCGAGGTGGTCAAACCTACTCTCACGGGTCCATAAGGTGATGAGGCACGCTGTTTGCTTGCTCGTATATCCGAGAGCGCGACTATATTGCTTGGCGATTCGCTTGTTCTCACGCTTCTCCTCCATCGTTGCCTTTGTTTGGACCGGAGCTGGCTTGGTTGCCTTCTCTTCCATTCGTAGGTGATGTGCTGGAGTCAAGATCCATAGAGTCACTAGTGCTGCCGTCAATATCGAGCCACTTCTTACCCATCTGTTCATCTACAATTTTCTCCTGTTCGAGCAGTTCCTTGTATGTCTCAGGGTAAGCATTGGATAGGCGTGTTAGCGCCCTCTCCCTCGCCCGCCTATAATTTCGATAGATTACCGCGCTACGCTTGGCAGACTCTATCCTTCTAGCGATGTCCGTCATTAAACTTCTCCTCCGTAATGATAAGTGCATAGGTTATCAGTAATACTATGATGATCCCAATAGTAAAGCTCACTTGCCCTCACCCACCTTGCTTGCCACGATTGAGGTGATCTCGATAGGTCTGCCCACTAGGTGAGCATCCTCCTCATCGCTCTCCCACGTGGAAATAAAGATACGAGAGTCCGGAGTTCTTTGGTGCCAGTCAAACATATCTTTGATGTTCTCCCCTCCCCACACGGCTATACCCTGCGGGTCAGTCACTTCATAGAGATAGACTAGATTCTCTTTGGTCGAATAGAAGTTACTCATACGATTCTCTTCCTCTCTTCTAGATAGTTGATAAGGTTGATCTCCTCTAAGGCACGAATCATACGCTTGAGATTCTCCACGCCCTCCCTCTCATCGCCATTGGTGAGCTGCTCGATGGCGAGATCCTTGCATAGATCTGCCTTAGCAATTAGATATTCTTTATTCATTACTTGCCCTCTTTCGCTAGTCTAAGTGCAGATATTGCACCCTCGATATATTCTTGCGTGTGCATAGAAAATAAACCGGCCTTGATGTTGGCTAGTTCGATCTCGCACCAATCTAACTCTTCCATAATCGTTGGTGTATTCATTGCCTTGCCCTCTCTCTCTTTGATAGTTAGCTCATTCTCACACTCAACACACGTGTCAGAATTATATTCTTTGCGGTCATACTCTCTCTCGCACACATCGCAAGAGATCCATTCAGAATTATCATCGAACGCCGGATCAACGGCGTACCGGTAATCACTCATCATCGCCCTCTCTCTCTACTGGGTGTAGGTATCCGCCCATAGTAGATTCAAGGCCAGTCTGTATTATGATCTCGCCCTCGGTCTCCACAATTAACGCGCCCGGTATATTCTCTTTCGCCCATAGAATTAGATCTTGCAAGGTATCTATCTCTTGTAGTTGCATTAGTTAGCCCTCTCTCTCATTACTTGTGGCAGATCTAAGAATCGTCTCACCTGCGCTAGTTGATCTAGTCTACCTTGATAATAGTTCCGGTCATTTACCTCGGTGCCGGTGTTTAATCTTTCAAGCACCCATTCTGCCTCTGTGTTTAAGAATTGCTCTAGCTCTTTCATCTCTTGCTCTCTCTCTCACTTTAATTTAGGGCTACTTGCCCTCCCCCGCACCCTCCCCCTACCGGTGGAGAGGGTGCAAGAGATAACCTATAGCGTGCCTTACTATACCGTAGTCTATGAGACTAGTTGCCTATCTCCCTCCATTAGCGCGGTAAAGTGAGCAACTCCCGCCATATCGCCTACGCTCGCGCATAGATCCGCCGCGTGTCTGGCGCATAGATAGCGCGGGACGATATAACCGGAGACGGTTACCCGTGCCATATTCTGGCACTTATCGCACCTATCCATCAATTTCACCCTCACTCTCTTTCTCTTTCTTATCGAAACCTACGGGGATGATCTGCACTATTCCCGCATCTATTAAGGCTTGCAACGCGTCACCCATTACGCCACCGCCTCAACGAATAGGCCGGCCTTGAGGTACGCCTTAACTATTGCTCTCGCCCTCGCCTCGCTTAGTTCTGCCACCGCTAAGATCTCGCCGGTGCGCGTGTCTTTAATTATTGTGTGACGCTTAGCCCTAGTGCTTAGCATATAATCGCCCCCTCACTCTTGATCTTATTAGCGCAGGGATAACAATAAGTCTCAGTGGGTACGCCTAGGATAAAGGCATCCACGCCACTATGAACTAGGTCTACACTCTCGCAGCTTTTGCACTCTTTCATCTCTTGCCCTCTTTCTCATCTTCTGCCCTAACGGTTAGGAGCAGACTACCCCGCACCGGCTCACCGGTGCGAGATAGTACGCCACTACAAGCCCACGCACTCACTCATTGAGCCGATGCAATAACCCCCGCCCGTCCACCATAGGCGGGAGGAGATAAAGGCCAGGGCAAGAATTGCCCCGGTGATTAGTACTATTGCCCGCACTACGCGCCCGCGTCTATTTAGTCTCATTCGCTCGCCTCTTCTTCTAGTAGTGAGGCGGCGTAGTCGTAGGCATCCTGCCCGTGATTGGCAACCTCTTTCAGTGCATCGGATAAATAATCTAGTTCAAGGTAACCCAATGGCGCGAGAGTTAGATCTTTGACCAGTGGCTCGCCTAGTTCATCCTTAGACCATCCAATAAGGTCAAGAAAGACAGAATAGGGACTAGGGAAATCGTAATTCATAGACCAATCGCGTAGTGCCTTTATCTCTTCAAACTCTCTCATAATCTTATTCTCCTCTTTTAGTAAACTGATCTCATCAGTAGGCGCGTTACGCCTAGACGCCCGGAGGCGTTTCGATCTTTAGAATTGGCGAGAGTCGTAATTATCCACCGGGAAGAATGTAAGAGCCGAATAAGTGGAATCATCTACCGAAAGATCCGGGACGCCTACCTCGTGCGAGATATTAAACCAATCGGAGAAAGATTCTTTAGGTGTTCCGGCCAATAAGATTTGCATCTCATCCGGTAAGGTTTCGATAATCTGGCGAAGATCTCCGACAGTGAATGGCTTGATGGAGTTGATATATTCTGCGAAAGTTTCGGCGGTCTTATTCTCCTCGATGATGTTAGTTATATAATCAACATCATCACCATCAACGGTTACTGGTTCCTCAATCTGCGCGATTGCTTGCATCTTTAATGTCTCCAATTCAGTTTCGGTTATTGGTCGGTCAGTAGTAAAGGCTAGGTTAATGCGGTAAATGTTCACGGTCTTATTCTCCTTTGCTAACTAGTTCGATTTCATTAGTTATGAACGCGTCTATTCTTTCTATTAATGCGTCCATTTCTAATTGTGTTAAGTGTTGCAACGGTGCGCGGTAAAGTGTCCACTCCGCAATCTGGCCGTGTGAAGATTCTGCGATTTCTAATGCGTACATTTTGGATCCTTTCGGTAGTAGTGATCTCTTAATCACTAGGGGAGATCCTATACCTACCTATACGGTATAGACAAGATATAGGGCCGTTGACTGGTCACAATTTAGACGGGTAACACTGTGGACAATTAGGCCGGAGATGTCCAAAGCTGAGGGAGCAGGGTCTAGGGCATAAATAGCGAGATCATCTGCGCGGCCTTTCTTTCGGCGGGGGTGCCTTCTCTCATCCGGGCGATGGTCTCCGGGTTTACTTCGTCCCGGTGATTGATGGCATAACAGATCGTCCAGATCATCAAGGCGTGACGGCTTGCAAGGTTGATGCGGTCTAGTAGTGGGTGCTTGCTCATTGGGTAAACCTTTCGATATTGGCGGGGTAATTCCCTTCCGTTTATATAACTCCGGCTTGGCGTTTATTGTGTTAAGTCTGGCCAGATCATAGGCAATACTTAATAGTTAGGGGTTAGGGGATGAGGGCAGACCGCGCCGGGAGTGGAGTCAGCCCCTGCACAATTCCCTAGACCTACACGCTAGACCGCCAGACTAGACCGCTGCCCTAGACTGTCGGCCACAGAAAAACGGACCCCCCGTTGGTGAATCTGCGCGGGCAGTAGTATGTTACTCCCCAACAAAAAATATTTGCTAAAGTGAAGCTGAAGTAGGCTCTGAACAGGACTTATACCGTGTGTGACTAACGTCACATAAATAAAACGGGAAATGCTCTTAATTTCCTGCCTTATATACAGTAGGGGAGCAAAGCGGGGAATACTTTGCGACCCGTACGGTTGGCCTCTTGCGAGGCCCCTAGGCCGAGTACTGACCTACCCCTCAGTTCGCTGTGGCTCCTTCGGGCGCTAAGCCCGACGCTAGCGGCGCTATTTAGTCGGGTGGGGTCTATCTAATACATAGATCCGATAAATTACTCAGCCCGATAATAAAATCAATTCCGGCCCGTCTAACTTTAGGAAACTATTATGAATGAAAAAGAAATAAAGGCTTTAGCAAAAGAAGCAAAGTTAGCAGCACAAAGATATAAAGCAGCACTTAACGCCAAAAACCCAAAGCCTAAGAAATCAACCCCTCGCGGTGGTCGTGGTATGGGTGGCGGTATGCTCGGCGGTGGCGGATCACGCGGACCGGTAATTAAATAAACTAGGAGTCTAATGGCTGATAACAGTGCCGATATCGCCAAGAGAATTATCCTCGGCGCTGTCGCAGAAGGTATGACCATTGAGGCAGCTACTGCCTCTGCTGGCAAGTCCATTAAGACTTATGAGTATTACCGTCGCACAGATAAGATCTTTGCAGATAAGGTAGATCGAACCCGCCTAGGTCTCAAGGATAAGCAGTTTGCCTCTGGTGACGTACACGACCTAACCTTTGCAGAGTTCCGGCAACGTTTCCTGCATAGCCGCACCTTTGCCCACCAGCAGAATATTGTAGATGTGATCGAAGGGCGAGAGCCTGGGTGGTTGCACTCCTCTATGAAGTTTGAGCCAGGACTTGCGGCAAACCGCGTCCTGATAAATATCCCGCCCAACCACGCCAAGTCCATCACAATCACTGTGGACTACGTCACTTGGCAGGTATGTAGGAATCCTAACTTTCGAGTACTGATTGTATCCCAAACGCAGCAGTTAGCTGCCGACTTTCTCTACGCCATCAAGCAACGTCTGACGCATCCAATGTATCAAGATCTACAGACTGCGTATGCTGCTGGCGTAGGGTTTAACTCTAAGTCTGCTTCCTGGCAGGCAACCCGTGTCACCTTCGGTGATGAACTCCGTGAGTCATCTGAAAAGGACCCAAACATCGAAGCCGTCGGTATCGGTGGTCAGATCTACGGTAAGCGTGCCGATATGATTATTGTAGACGACGCGGTCACTCTTAAGAACGCCAATGAGTTTGAGAAGCAGATCCGCTGGTTGACCCAGGACGTGCGATCTCGTTTGAACCCTACGGGTAAGTTGATTGTTATCGGAACTCGTGTGGCATCCGTTGACTTATACCGCGAGCTACGCTCAGAGGACCGTTACCCTGGTGGCCAAGTTCCTTGGAAGTATCTAGCAATGCCGGCCCTGCTTGAAGCAGATGAAGACCCCGACAAGTGGGTTACCTTGTGGCCAGCTTCCGATGCTCCATTTGATGGACAGTTAGAATCTGACAAGAACGAGGACGGCCTATACCCTCGCTGGTCAGGACGTAACCTTTACAACGAACGCCAGGCGATGGATGCAAGCACCTGGGCTTTAGTATATCAACAGCAGGATGTTTCTGAAAACGCTGCCTTCGATCCCGTCTGTGTTAAGGGATCTATTGACGGTATGCGTAAGGCAGGCAACTTAGTTGCCGGTCACCCAGGCCATCCTAGAGACTTAAACGGCTTTACTTATATCTGCGGTCTTGATCCCGCGATGATTGGCGATACCGCAGCTATCTGCTACGCCATTGACCGATCAACGAGCAAGAGGTACATAGTAGATGCTATTAAGATTAGCCGCCCGTCTCCAGCCGATATCCGTAATCTTATTTTTGATTGGACATCCCTCTACTCCCCCTCAGAGTGGATCGTCGAAAAGAACGCCTTCCAATCCTTCCTAACCCAAGACGAAGGTATTCGTATGCACTTAGCTTCACGCGGAGTGCAGTTCAAGGAACACCATACTGGTTCTAACAAGTGGGATGCCGGCTTCGGTGTGGCTTCTATGTCTACCCTCTTTGGTACTAAGCAGTTTGATGGTAAGCACCATCGAGATAACTTAATACATCTGCCATCAGATCAGACTGAGAATATCAAGGCTCTGATCGAGCAGTTAATTACCTGGACTCCAACGACTAAGGGTAAGACAGATATGGTTATGGCTTTGTGGTTCTGTGAGATCCGAGCACGTGAGATGCTCAACTACGGAAAGTATGCCACCCACCATATGAAAAATCCATTCCTATCTCGCCAAGAGATGGGCAAGCGAACAGTCATCAACTTAGAAGAAGCGTTCGCTGAACAAAATAAAATGAGAGTAATCTAAGGAGAATAGAAATGGCACCAAAACCAAAGAAAGAAAAGTATTTTTTTGAAAACGAAGAAAAGTACAAGAAAAAAGTAGCAGCAGAAAAAGCTGCAAAAGCAAAGCCATCAACAAAATATTCACCAGCACCTATGAGTGATGCTGCTAAGAGAAAAGCCAGCCGTGCTGGAGCAGAAAAGGCTAGACAATATACAGATCTACCAGCTCGCCGTCCAAGCCCAAATCCAGCAAGAACATCATACTCACCGCAACAAATGACTGAATTTGATAAGCGCAAGGCTGCCGCACGTGGCAAGGCAACAGGAGCAAAGACAAAGCCAAAGCCAAAGAACATAGTTGAAAAAATTGCAGGTAGCTTAACAAAGAAGCGCAAGTAGTTTTATCCCCCATTATTAGGAGTTCAATTGTTATCAGTCAAAGAAGTTGACGCGAAGTTATCGCGCCTACGTACACGCTCATCAGCGCGTGACCAACGTATGCGTGATGTGCTTTCGGTACGTCAAGGAGATATCTCCAAGGTATATCCTTCGATGTTCTCAGAGGACTATCCAAAGCCTCTCGTTGCCAACTTCATTGACGTAGCAGCCCGTGACTTAGCAGAAGCAATGGCGCCACTGCCATCCTTTAACTGTTCAGCAACCAATATGGTCTCTGATACAGCACGTAAGGCAGCAGATACTCGCACACGCATTGCCAACTTCTATGCCACAAACTCTGATCTACAACTCCAGATGTACACCGCAGCCGATTGGTATAACACCTACGGTCTAGGTATTGGTATGGTTGAGATGGATTATGATGATAACAATCCTCGTATCCGTATGCTTAACCCGTTTGGCACCTACCCAGAACTAGATCGTTATGGTCGAGTCTTATCGGTTACCCAGGTTATTGTTACCGATGCTGAGACTCTTGCAGCGCAGTACCCAGAGTTCTACGATCAGATCCTAGGACGTAATCAGTATCAACTATCTTCACCGTATATCTCGATGGTCAAGTACCACGATAAAGATCAAGACCTGCTATATCTACCAGAGCGTAAGAACCTAGTTCTATCTAGCACGCCTAACGTATTAGGTAAGCCAATGGCATCTGTCATTATGCGTTCCTCCTTAGATGGCGAAGCACGCGGTCAGTTTGATGATGTACTCTCAGTCCAACTGGCCCGTGCTCGCTTTGCAGTATTGCAGATCCAAGCAGCAGAAAAGTCTATCCAAGCACCTATTGCTATCCCACAAGATGTGCAAGAACTGGCACTTGGACCGGACGCAATTATGCGTTCTGCTAATCCGCAGGGTATCCGTCGTGTACCGCTAGAACTACCAGCCGGAGTCTTTACAGAATCTGGCGTACTTGAGCGTGAACTACGTATGGGTGCTCGTTACCCAGAGTCTCGCTCAGGTAACATTGACGCATCTGTTGTTACTGGTCGTGGAGTACAAGCTCTACAGGCTGGCTTTGATACACAAATTAAAGCAGCACAAGCACAATTTGCTCGTATGTTCCAAGAACTTATCTCTGTCTGCTTTGAAGCAGATGAGAAGATCTTTGGTGGAATCCCTAAGACTATTAAGGGATCTGACGATGGAACACCTTATGTACTCAAGTACATCCCAACCCGCGATATTAAGGGTGAATACGGCGTAGATGTACGCTATGGAATTATGTCTGGTATGGACCCTAACCGTGCCATCATTGCTTTGCTACAAATGCGTTCAGATAAACTCGTATCACGCGACTATGTACGCCGTGAGATCCCAATGGATCTTAACGTTACGCAGGAGGAACAACGTGTTGACATTGAAGAAATGCGCGATTCTCTGCGCGTTGCTGTTGCTCAGTATGCACAGGCGATACCAGCACTCGCGGCGCAAGGCCAAGACCCTTCACAGATTATCAGCCGTATCGCTGCTGTTATCCAAGGTCGCCAAAAGGGACAAGCCCTAGAAAACATTATCGAAAAGGCGTTTACGCCAGAACCACCACCAGCACCAACCGCAGAGATGCCACCTATGGCACCAGGTATGGAGCAACAGATTCCAGCAGCAGGTGCGGCCCCCGCCCCTGCCTCGCAGCAACCTCCACAAACACAAGCTGGTTCGGCCCCTGCTGCTGGTCAACGTCC